TCAAGGCGTACGATGAACTAAAGGCTGGTTCCCCTTCTGCACAGGCCGATGAACGCTACTCAAATATATTAACGAATAGAGAGAAAGATGCCGATGCCATTCAGGCAGGTATTGATGCTAGACGAAAGGCAGGGAGGAAAGCTCCATGATTACACTCCTTATATGGCTGCTATTCTTGGTCATCATCTTTGGCCTTGTATGGTGGATCATCACACTGATCCCGTTGCCTGCACCGTTTGGTCAGGTAGCACAAGTGGTTGTGGCAGTTATCTTCTTGTTGGTGCTGCTCAGTGTATTGCTTGGTGGCATTCCTCTGCAACCGATAAGGTTGAACTAGAATGAGTGGTTCCTACGATCCTGAGAAGCCAGAGTTTGAGGCTGCACCTGATCCACTAGAGAAGTCTCTGGAACAGGACGGTCTTGGCCTGACTCCTGAGACAGCACCACCTGTCTACAAGATGATGCCGGATAGTAGGATACCTGTGTCCTCTAAGCGTGGTGGTGTGTGGAGGAGTAGGCGCGACCAAGCCCAGAAGGCAATGGAGAAGTACATTGAGTCGTGGGATGATGCGATTCAGTACTACAACCATGACCAGCAGGATCATAGGAACAGCACAGGTGGTAGGTCTAGTGCCACTACACACCTAGCTCGTGGAATGAGTGAGACGTTCTCTACGACTGAGAACATCGTGTTCGCGAATGTCACAGCACAGGTGCCAGAGCTATATGCGAAGAATCCTATCGTCTCTGTGTCTGCGACTCCGACTCTTAGTGAGGAGGTTGATGAGACGGTAGATGCCTTTGCACGGTGTTTGCAGAAGCTGATCGACGTTATCTTCGCTATGAAGTTCAGTCCAGGCGTGAACATCAAGCCAAAGGCTAAGAAGAACGTACTGGTCGCACTGCTGACCAACATGGCATGGTTTGAGACAGGATACATCAAGCGGGACATGAGCAGCGATCAGGCCATGACAGACCTGATGCAGTTGTCGAATGAACTGGCTGCTGCCAAAGATGACAAGGTTATCAGGGAGATAGAGGGCAAACTTCAGGCATTGGAGCAGAAGATCGAGTTCCTACAGCCAAGTGGCCCTACTGTGCGGATACATCTGCCACATGAGGTGCTGACAGATGGTAATCGACAAGACCCGTATCTGAATGACTGCAATTGGGTTATCATCGGTGATCTGTTGTCCACTGAGTACATCAATGCTGTGTATGGCGAGAAAGCAGACCCAACCAAGGATGAAGTCCGCAGTATCTTCGAGCCTACGCACATCCTCAACAGTGGATCGACCGGCGATGGTGGTGAAGACGACTTCACACTGTTCAGCCGCAATACGAACTACGATACGTATGGCTACAACAGCAAAGATGAATACGACAAGGCGTGCTACACGAAGGTATGGAAGGTATGGGATAAGGTCACACGTCGTGTAGAGCTATACGCAGACAACGACTGGAAGTGGCCTATCTGGGTATGGGATGACCCGTACCAATTGCAGGGCTTCTTTCCTCTCACACCGCTATGGTTCCACGACAACCCTGTTGGCGTGTATGCAACAGGTGAGGTCAGCTACTACCTCGATCAGCAGGACCAGATCAACGAGATAAATGATGAGCGTCGTCGTGCATTGCTGTGGGCACGCCGCAACATCTTCTACAACAAGAATGCAGGCATCACTGCGGAGATGGTAGAGAACATCCTGACAGGTGACAAGGCAACTGCCATACCATTGGATGTTCCACTTGAAGTTGACATGAACAAGATTGTCGTGTCGCTGGTGCCTCCTAGCATGAACTTCGTGCAGTTGTTCGATAAGACAGACCTGTACAAGTCTGTGGATCGCATTGCATCTACGAATGAGGTGGAGCGTGGAGGAGAGTTCAAAACCAACACGACCAATCGTGCTATTGATTACTATTCCACGATGGGCAACATGCGTATGGACATGCGGTTGGATGCCATCGAAGATGCACTTGGCGACGTGGGATGGAAGATCGCACAACTGTGCTTGCGGTTTATGGACACTGAAACAGCGGGCCAACTCACTGGTATGGACGTGGCACCCTTCTGGCGGCCACTCGACAACCTGCGAGACTTCCAGCAGATGTCAGTATCAGTTGTTGGAGGAAGCACTCAGAAGCTGACTACACAGCAGAAGAAGCAAGAGGCTGTGCAGATTGGCCAAGTGCTGGCTCAGTATGTACGTGCCGCACCTGCTGCATCGTTGAAGGCTACACTCAACATGATGAGTAAGGCATTCGACAACTTCATGATTAGCAAAGAGGATTGGGATGCGATTGAGCAGGAGGTGATGATGATGGCTCAATCACAGCAGGGCGGCGCTCCTGGGCAGAGTGGTGGTTCCTCCCCTCCACGTGAAGGTGGCGCGCAGGCAGGTGGTGGCGGCGACAATATGCAGGTTGCTGCGATGGTAGTGCAAGCGTTGCAGCAATTGCCACCACCTGTTCTTCAAGCAATTGGTACAGCACTAGCACAGGGTGTACCTCCTGCTGAGATATTCAAGCGGATGATGGCGCAACAGCAAGGCGGTGGACAACCACAGCCACAAGGGGAAGCAGCATGAGCGGATCAAACACAGAGGACTCAATCCTTAGCACGATACCCGACTTCAAAGAGGACACAGCAGATGCCACGCCTACGAGTAGCCCAGCAACTGATGCACCGCAAACGTCTGGGACAAGTGAGAGTGGTCCCGCAACATCAGCGCAGCCTACTCAAACAGATAGCGAGAGCAGCGGAACTGACGCAGCTAAACCGCAACAAGCGTTCAGGCGTAGACACGATGGCCTCATTGAGCAGCCAAACGCTGATAATCCCCGTGTTAGAGACTTAGTTGATCCCGTCACAGGTAGGACAGTAGCGAAGGGTGGTATCGAGCGTCGTGTGTTCGAAGAAGGACAGCGACACTTCAGAGAGAACGAGACACTCAAGCAGCAGGTAGGCCAGCTACAAGGCTTCGTTCAGCAAGTGGGCGAGGTGACTAGAGAGGCAGCACGACTCAATGTGAAGCCAGAAGACCAGATGGTGGCACTGCGTGTCATGTCTGACTTCATGCGTGATCCAGTGCGTACACTTGAATACCTAGTGTCTGAGGTGAAGGCAAAAGGCTACCCGATCCCATTCCTAGAGCAAGGTGTCAGTCCTGGCATGGACATGACTGCCATTGGTAGGATGATCGACAGCAAGATGCAGCCGATTACACAGCAGCATCAGCAGACAGCACAACAGCAGAGGATGCGACAACAGGCAGAGCAGGAACTCAACAGCTTCCTCGGTGACAATCAGGAGGCCAATTCGAACCTTGACGTGCTGACCGAGATGTTGCAGTCTCAGCCAGGACTCTCTATCCAGACCGCCTACACCAAGATGATACGGTGGGCACACGAAAATGGACTGGATTGGACTCAGCCGCTGAAGCCACAGATCGAGATGGCAAATCAGCAGGCAGGTCAGCAGCCTACTCCCCAGCAGACCACACAGCAATCGACTACACGCCCAATGCCTGGACGTGGTGCAGCGCCGAACACAACACACGCCATGAATGGTGGTGGTGGACGGCAACACAATGAGAACTCATCGTGGGCAGACATGATTGCAGACGCGATGAACGAAAGTGGTTTGCGAATCAACTGATGGAGTAGGTAAATGGCACTCGGTGTCACGAATGGTATCCTGAACACTGTACTCAACAGTACACTGACGAAGAGTAGGCGTCGGCTGGTGATGGCGAGTATCAAGTCCAACTCGCTGATGGCATGGGTGTTTGCCAATGACCGTGTTGAATACGAAACTGGTGGTTACAACATCACCAACCCTCTTACCGTTGGACGGAATCCAAACATCACTTCCTATCGCTACTACAGTCCAGTACCCGTCAATCAGACGGACGAATTTACTACTATCGAGTACGGTTACAGCCGCGTGGCCGGTACCGTCATAATCTCGGACCAAGAGGAGGACGAGAACAAGGGCGAGACAGCCATCTTCAAACTGATGAAGGAGAAGATGAATGTACTCGAAGAGTCTATCAAGGACAAGTTCTCCACATACCTCTATGGCTTCGGTGGTGGGACTGATCCGAATGGCCTTCTGGCTCTCATACCTACTGATCCTACTACTGGCAGCCTGGGTGGTCTATCGCGCGCTGTAGAGACGCAGTGGCGTACATCTGCATACATCTTTGCAGGTGGTATGGATAGCACGAACATCGAAGAGGTGTTCGACGATGTGCTGATGGACCTTACACTGAAGGGCGACAAGCCATCTGTCATCCTTGTAGGACGTAACATCTATCGCATCTACAGGCAAGCAGTACGTGACAAGTTCACGATGCCACTGACTGAAGGCAAGGCTGGCAAACGGATGTTTGACCTCGGCTTTGAAGGCTGTCTCCACAACGGCATTCCCATGATGTACGATGAGGATTGCCCAGTCAACTATGCCTACTTCATCAACGACACGTATCTGCGTCTGCATATGCTACGTGGTGTCAACATGCGTGTGAAAGAACTCACTGCGCCATGGGACACCGATGCAGTCGGTAGCCGTGTGGTATGGCAGGGGCAGTGGTGTCTGTGGCGGGCATATCGCACTCATGCAGTGCTGACGAACTAGGAGGCACAGATGGCAAATCACCCGACACCTCCATCCAACATGACTCACTATGCACTGACCGAGGGCCAGACACTGGTCATGGAGGAAGGCAAGGAGGCACTCGTTGAGGCACTCCGTACTACGATTAGTGAGTCAGTGAAGACACGCATTCAGGAAGCGATTGATGCAGGCATCATCGTACCACCTGATAGGATCGACAATACACTGCCTGTGCCAGAGGAGCCACCGCTTGGTGGTAAGCCTCCTGAGCCACCGCTTGGTGAGTCCACGCAGGCAAATCGACAAGCAGAGAAGAAAGAAGAGCAGAAGCGTGATGAGCGTCACGATGATAAGCGAGGACGCTGATGCCTGAAGCAGACATCAAGCCTGCATTCCAAGCTGAGAAGGTCACCGGCAAGTTCACTCGCACAGTGATTAGCATCGAACGCGAAGTGCAGATGGTAGGTGCACTACAGGACAAGCAGTTCGTTCGCACCAAGATGGTACCTGTCGTACAGGAGTTCACTGAAGGCTACATGGTGTACTTCCCACAGAAGCACAGTGTGTTCATCGCAGCAGATGACCATGAGCAGCTTCGACGCCTCGGTATCATTGAACAGCCGCCACTCGTAGACATGGCATCTGGTCAGATGGTACCACAGGGATATGGCTCCACGCCCAAAGAGATGGTGGAGGCATCCCTAGTGCGTGGTCGTGGTCGAAGCACTGGTGGTCTGGCAACGCTAGAAGGAGACATTGAGTAATGGCTACGATTGTAATGCCGTCTCCGACGTTCTTCCCGCGTCGGATCAACATGTTCGTTGAAGGGATGCAGTTCGCAGATGCAGTGAACCAGAATGGGCCTACTCGTATTCCATTCGGTGCACCGGCTGCTGCTTCTGCAACCAACATCTTCAATGTCTCTGCATTGAACGCTGGTGCTGTAACTACACTAGATGGCACTGCTGTAGCGAATGCACAGGTGATTGCAGAGCCATGGGGACGTGTGCTCCAATTGGTTGCATCCACTACTAACGTCACTGTGGTGTCGTTGTATGGTGCAGACTATCTCGGTCAGAACATCCGTGAGGATGTGACCATGACCTCGGCAGTTGCTGTGCTGACTAAAAAGGCATTCAAGTATCTGGATACTGTCGTATGTCCCGCCAATGCTGGTACGATCAGCATAGGTTGGGGTGCAGGACTTGGACTGCCCTACAAGACCATCCGCGTAGAGTATGAAGTAGCTAATGGTGCAGCAGCTACAGCAGGCACGCTGATTGCTGCGATCCTTACTGATCCGCAGACAGCGACCACGGGTGATCCTCGTGGCACATACATCACAACCACTACGATGAACAGCACGAACATCATCTCAGTGGTTGCTGACTGTGTAAATGATGTGAACACCTCATACCGAGGAGGTCTGCACGGGATCAAGCAGTTCGCCGCGTGATAGCCATCCCCGCTACGCATTGAACTGTTTGGTGGACTGGCGGCGCTAAGACACCTTGTGTCGCCAGTTCCATACTTGGAGTGAAGCATGTCTGGGACAGGGACAATACCAGCTACTGTCGATAGCGTTGTACGCGCAGCAATCACGGAGTTGTCACAGGTACCTGGACTAGCTACACAGATATACTCCACTCCACGTCTACAACAGTATGTACAGAATGCTGTACTGATGGAGCTAGAGGAGAAGTGGTGGATCAACTTGATGGCCTATCTCTATGATGTGCCAATTGATCCATTAACAGCCAAGCCAGCCCATGATCTGGTACATCCACTTGGTGGTTTCATAGATGAGTACACAGACATAGCTGCTGTGTGGCCTAGTGGAAGCAACAAGAAGCTCCTTGCACTCCCTAGAAGACTTAATCCACAGACGCTGTTGGGACAGACCTCTAAGTTCTATGTTGGCCCTAATGCCACACTACATAGACCACTGACTGTATGGCCACCACATGACCATACAGTGACGATCTATGCACGATATAGACCACCTCTGCCAATGATGGCTGTAGACAAGATATGGCTAGATCGTGTGCTGATCCTATACGACGTGTGTTGGATGTATGCAGTTGATGATGGAACTATACCTGCACAGGTCAACAAGTTCCAAGTGCTTGCAGCCAACCGCAGGAAGCGGATGAAGGC